GAAGGCCCATTGCAGCGACACAAATCAGTATTGCGTTCAGCACTTGACTTGCATAACTATGCTGACAATTGGTTCCGTACCGCAGCAGTTCCAACAGGTACATTAACCACATCAGAATTTCTTTCTGCAGATGTTGCAAAACAAAATAAAGATGCATTCATTGCATCGCAGCAAGAAAGAAGTATTGCAGTCCTTTCATCAGGTCTTAAGTATGATTCTATTTCTCTTAACCCTGAGCAAGCACAATTCCTAGAAAACCAGAAGTTCATTACACGCCAAATCGCAATGATGTTTGGTGTTCCAACAATGTATCTTGGAATGGGAATTGAAGGACAAGGCATGACATATGTCAATGGTAACGAAGACAGAGCAAAGTTGTTCCAGGATGGATTGCAGCAATATATTGTTCGCATCCAGCAAGCAATTACAGACCTTCATCCAAGAGGACAATACGCAGAATTTAATTTAACTGAGTTCCTTCGTCCAAATACCAAGACACGATATGAGTCATACGCAATTGGCTTTAATGAAAATGAAAGATATGATTACCCGATCATTTGAAATACGAGCAACAGATTCTGAGAAGCGTGAAGTTTCTGGAATCGCTGTTCCTTTCAATGAGACAATTGACATTGGTGGTGGATGGTCTGAGCGTTTTGAAAAAGGCGCAGTAGACCTAAACGCAAATGTAAAACTATTTCGTGACCACGAAGATATTATTGGAGTCGTCACAGAAATGGAAGAATCTGATGAAGGCCTATTAATTAGAGCAAAGATTTCAGAAACAGTTTTGGGAAATGAGACACTTAACCTAGTTAAGGATGGAGCAATCCGCTCATTCTCAGTTGGATTCATCCCAGTAATAGATGAAAAGAAAGAAAAAACAATAATCCGTAAAAAGGTTGACCTCAAAGAAGTATCTTTGGTGGCTTTTCCTGCTTACGATAAGGCTGAAGTACAAGAAACCAATCAGGAGGAAATATCCATGGAAAAAGAAACACCTGATTACACTTCAGCAATCAACGAAGTTCGTAATCACGCAGAGGAGTTGGAGCGCCGTCTAGATGTAATCGCAACATCAGCAGCAGCACCAACCGATCCAACATCTCAGTTCCGTTCATTCGGTTCTTGGGTTAAGGCTGTAGCAGCAGGCAACGAAGATGCCGTAGCACTACACCGTACATTCACTGGTGCAGACTCAGCAGATTCAATCATGAAGAATGCTTGGGTGTCTGACACAGTTCGTATTCTTAACGCTGGCCGTCCAACATATTCCGTATTCTCAACAGGTGCACTACCTGCTGATGGTATGAATGTTGAATATCCAAAGGTAAATACAAATACTCTCGCAGTTGCAGAGCAGGCTGCTGAAGGCGATGCACTCGCTTACGGTAAGTTGACTCTTACATCTCAAACCGCTCCAATCAAGACCTACGGTGGTTACACTGATATGTCTCGTCAGGTTGTAGAGCGTTCAAGCATCAACTATGTTGACACTGCATTCCGTGCAATGGTCGCTAAGTATGCTGCTCAAACAAACGCTGCTGTTCGTGCAAAGTTGATTTCCGAAGCAGCAAACTTCAACACATCAGCACTTGGTGCATGGACTGCAACAGAAATCATTGATTCTCTTGCAGAAGCAGCAACCAAGGTAAATGTAGACACAGGACTTCCATTGGAATTCATCCTTGTATCTTCAGATGTATTCCGTTTGATTGCAAAGACAGTTGACACCTTGGATCGTCCAATCTTGTCAAATGTTGGCGCAACAAGCAACACTTATGGTTCAATCAACCCAGTAGGACTAACAGGAAATATCCTTGGTCTTCCAGTTGTTGTTGACCCATCACTTGCAAACCTATCATTCTATGCAGGTAACTCTGCAGCACTCACAAATTACGAGTCTGCTGGTGCACCTTTCCGTCTCAACGACGAAGAAATCACCACACTAACAAATTCCTTCTCTGTATACGGATACCTAGGTATCGCTGTTCCAGAGCCAAAGGCACTTTGCGTAATTTCTTAATTAATTTAGAGGAGTAAGATTATGGACTGGACTGACTTGAAAGCATATGTAGGTGCATCTGCAAATGATGATGCCTATGTTGAAGAATGCTGGGACACAGCAAAAGATTTGGTAGCAAACTATATTGTTTCTGCCAAGGTTCCTGTTGGTGTGTTGAAGCGTTGCTACCTTGAAGTAGGTTCAGAACTATTCCATCGTCGTAACGCACCAATGGGAGTGGCTCAATATGCAACATATGACGGAGCACCGTTAAATACTGCAAGAGACCCTCTCGTTGGTGTGTATCCTTTACTTAATAGATATATGGTGAGATTCGGATGAATTTAGCAGGAGTTAGAGAAGAATTAGAAAGTGCCATCATTCTTGGCGGCATTTCTAAAGTCTATAAGTATGTGCCAGAAAGACCTAATCCACTTTGTGCGATTATGGAACCTGATACTGAGTTCATTACTGTATACGAGAATCAATATGATGCGGATTATGCATCTAATTGGAAAATTCTTGTGCTTGTTCCGTATGCAACTAATGAAACAGAAACAGAAAATCTTGATGACACACTTGACACTCTTATTCCAGCAATTTGGGAATACACATCAGCAACAACATTAACCGTAGATAAGCCATTTATCCAAGAGGTAAATGGTGCTAGGTTTTTAGCAACAAACATAAACATATCAATTGATATTGAAGGAGGAAACTAACATGGCAAGAATTAAAGGAAAGTCAATAGTTTTTGAAGTCAATGGAACAGAATATTCAGGTAATCTCAGCAATGCTGTTATTTCATCTGCAGTAAACACCCTTGGTTTTGGAGACTACGAAGACTCTTTAGATTTTACCCTAACTGTAACTGGATTCCAGGATACAGCATCAAACTCACTGCACTCAGTCCTCTGGGCTAACCCAGGTCAGACTGTAAACATTTCATACGCACCACATGGCAATGCAACTGCGACAGCAGCAGAGCCTTGGTTCACAATGAGTGGATATGCAGAGACTCTACCTGATATTGGTGGAGCAGCAGGCGAATATTTCGTCTACGACATTACATTTATTCTTGACGGCAAGCCAACAAGAGTAAATTCATTCTAAGCAGTCGCCATGGCAGAGGAAATAACTATCAAGGGCGTTCAAGAAGTAAAAAACACTCTTGACAAACTTGGTAAAGATTTAGAGTCAAACACAGAACTTAATAAAGAACTGAGTTCAACTTTATCTCAAAAAGCCTCTGCCTTGGCACCACGACTAACTGGTGCTTTGGCATCTTCTGTTAAAGGTAATCCTTCAGCAGAAAAAGCACAAATCTTAGCAGGTAGTGCAGCAGTACCTTATGCAGGTGTTCAAGAATATGGATGGCCTGAAAAGAATATAAATGCACAACCTTATTTAAGACCAGCAGTACACAATAACATGGGCTACATCATTGAAAAGTACAATGAAAGTATCCAAAAAGCAATAAAGAAATACAACTTAGACTAACAGGAGGCAGTAAAAATGGAACAAGACTTAATGAAAAACCTCAAGTGGAAAGAACTTGCAGAGGTTGAAGAATATTTAAATTTACCTATGGATGAATGGACTGAGGGCAAGTCCAAAGCCAAATTAGCATTCGCTATGCAATACATGATGGCAAAGCGAAACAACCCATCCCTTACAATAGAGGATGCAGAGAACATGTCAATCCAAGAGTTGACTGACCTTGCTGGAGTTGAATTCACAGTCCCAAAAGAAGTGAATCCAGCCTAAGCATAATGGCGCAGTTCTGTGTTGAAACAGGATATACGCCAGATCAGTTTTGGGACATGACGCTGGAAGACTATAGTGCAATTGTAAGTGCACTTAACAGGAGGAAGAAGAATGGCTAACCAGATAACAATTGATATTGTTGCGGAGACCAAAAAACTTACTTCTGGGATTAATGATGCCAATAGTCAGATTGACGGCATGTCTTCCAAACTTAAAGGTGCTGCTGCCGCTGCTGGTGCAGCCGCATCTGCGTTTGTATTAAAACAAGGTGTTACATTTCTTAAACAAGGCATTGATGAGGCTAAAGAAGCCCAGCAAACAATGCGAGAAGCCACAACAACATTTGGTGAGGGTTCTGCAGCCCTAGCAACAATTACAAAACAGGCTGAAGAATTTGGTAAGGCCATGGCAATTGATAATGATGAAATTATTAAATTGTCAACACAATTGGGTGCTCGTTTACCTGAAGATGCAAAGATTTTATCTGCAGAATTAGTTAATCTTGCATTTGATGTTGAAGCATTTACTGCTGGTGCTCTTTCTGCAGAAACAGTTACAAATAAACTTGCTAAAGCACTTGCTGATGGCGAATTAAAAG